AGCTTCGAAGATTACACTAGCTTTATCTTTAAACTCCTCTGAAAGAGTAGCTTCATTTTCAACTAGCGCATTAAGATCTGTAGAAAAGTCATATTGAACATTAGCGAGTTCATCTGTCTTTTCTTCTGCCTCAGCGATTTGCTCGCCAGGTAAAGATGAAGGAAGTGTATCATCAGATAGTCCTGCTAATACTCCTGTCAACTTTTCCTTATTCATATTCTGCATAATTGCGACGGCAGAAGCCATCATAGCAGATTTTGTTTTAGGCATTGGATCTTGTTTTGTATTATCACCCTTACGCTTTGGTGCAGCTTTTATACCGTCATCCGCTTTATCAGCGGCGGCAACAGCTTGAGCCTCAGCATCTTTAGGATCGTGAGCTTCCACGACTTCGTCAGTGACATCATCATGGAGTTCAACTTCTTGATTTTCATCAGTCATTATGACTCCTTATATTTTAGATTTTACTAACGAGAGGAAATTCTTAAACTCACGAATCTGAACGTTATGTAGATCAGCACGTGGAGCCTTCTTAATTTCTGTCTCCATTTCTTCAATAGCTCGAGCCTCGATAATACCGTTATTCCATACCCATTCTACACCTTCCATAACTCCATTAACAAAAGCGCTAGGTGCGGATGGATCTTGTACAATATCTATTGCATTAAGAATAAAGTCGTCTTTGACGTACATTGCGTTATTACGATTTTCTAAGCTTCCCATACCACGAGTCGAAACACCCAGTTGGACTCCGCCTTCAAGTAATCCTTTAACTATATTACCCATTGGAGTATCCAAAACTGTGGCCTTTCCCACAACATCGTTTCCCTTCCAATTAAGAGATTCGATCTTATGCGAAACCTTATCTAAATTTACCGTCGGCCCTTCAGGATGATTCAATTCACCCACGGCACGACCTTTAGAAACCTGTGATGTGTCGTAATTATTTACAGCTTTTTCCATTACTGCTTTTTCATAAATACGACCATTTCTATTTTTACTTTCTGCTTGTGCAAATACACCTTCTATAGCATAGTTCTTTTTTCCATTTTTTCCCTCAGTAATAGAAACTCCTATGTCCTGAGTGTATTCTGCAATTAATTTCATTTCATTCCCTTATATTGTTTAACAAATTCTTTACCGGCTTTTTCTGCTTCTTTTTTAGTTTTATAACCGTCTAATCTATCACCATCTATATAAGTTACAAATAAGTTAGGCTTTTCTTTATAGACCATTACCTGAATTTTACCAAATTTATTGTTAGAAACAAGATCTCCCTTTGGTTTCCTTTCAGCTAATTCTCTTATTTGCAAAAAAGTTTTCATTTTTTCTCTATTATCTTTTATTTATAATATTTAAGTTTTTTACCTAGCTAAATCAATTAAATCAATTATACCGTCTAGATTTTCTAAAGTACTATTAATTTCCGTTTTCGTCCCGTTCTCCATCTGTACCGTCTTCTTCACCGTCTTCCATCGGCTCTTGTACATTATCACTGGGTTCCTCTGTAGAATCGGAGTTCGCGTCCATGTCCTCTTCGTCGGACTGCATGTCTTGTGCTTCACCCGCCTCCATTTCGTTATCTTCTGCCTCTTGCTCGTCTGCATCTTTTAGATCCATTTCTGCTTGACCATTATCATTATATACAAGATTAGTCAATCTAATTTTTTCTTGATCTAAAACATCTTGGACACTAGTTGTCATAATTTGTCCAAAAATTTCATTAGCTTTGTTATAGTCTTTATCAATAGCATGTTGTATTAATTCTTTAGTTAATCCACTCATAATTTTTCCTTAATTTTTGTTATCTTCTTCATCAGGTTCTGGTGCTTCATCTGACTGAGGAGCTTCTTTTTCTTCCTCATTCTCCGCTTCTTCACCATCTGCCTGAATTTCTTTTTTAATGTCTTCTATATCTTCATCATTCATATGAAGAACATTTTTATAAACCCATTCTTTAGAGAAGTAATCTCCAACATAATTAGTAATTTGATCTAGAGTTTGAATTTTTTCTCTTAATAATTCAGCATCTTTTAATTCAGCAAATTGGTTATCTCTTTCAAACGTAATAATCATATCACTACGCCAGGAGTTCCAATCGTCTTCTGTTATAACACCTTTTAATATTAATTGTTTTTCTAAAATATCTAAGAATATATTAGCAAAACGCTTTCTTAAACGGTCTATAAATTTCTGAAATTTAAGTTCATCTCTAGAAATTTCAGTAGATCTACCTAGACTAAACTGAGCTTCTTGTTCTAATCTATTAATTGGAACATTAAGGGCTCTATATAATCTCTTTTGAAAATAAACTATGTCATCTATTTGTCCTAAGTTTTCCCCACCTGGAAGAGTAGAAATTTCGGTACCTCTACCTCCTTCTCTTCTTGGTAGCCAAAAATCTTCAAGCATTGACATATGTTTACGATCATCTCGTATTTCACCTGTTTGGGCATCGTATACAAGTTTATTTCTGTATCTAGCCATAATCTGTTTCATATATTCTTCAGACTTACCTTTTGGTAAATTACCAACGTCTATATAAAATATTCTTCTTTCAGGCGCACGTGCGAGACGATAAATTACCAATGAATCTTCCATCATTCTTAATTGATTCAATGGTTTTAAAGCTTTATGTAAATAAGAAATTACTTTTTTACGATGGTCATCTAATAATCCTGAAGTAGTATATTGAACAGCGTCTAGAGTTAATTTAACTCCTTGTTGCTGCATTCCAGGTTTTTCTTGAAAAATATAATATTCATCTACCTTTTCAATAATTTTAGCTCCAGTAACAGGATCTTTTTTAGTTTTTATCTGTTTTACTTTTCTCATTTTAGAGGCATCAATAGGTCTTATTTCTACTATGCCTTCTTTCAATCTTTCTTCATTAACTACTAAGTGATGGTATATTCTTCCATCGATATACCATCTTCTAAAAATATCATGTCCATACTCATTAAAGTTGAGCATCCCATAGATATTATCAAATTCTTCTTTTATTGTTTTCTTTACGTTATCGGGAATTTCTATATTATCTAAATTAATATCTATTGATTGTTTGGCTTCGCTTCCAACAATAGATTCATTAGTAATATCTTCAATAGCAGCATCAACTTCTGGATGCATTGCTACTCCTCGATATTTCATAACTAACTGGTAATTATCCTTAGAATCATCACCTTCCATATTAATATATTGGCCATAATGTGAACCAGAAGCGGTTACATAACCTGCTCCATCATCATCGCGTGCAGGCACAATAGAAGGTTTTTTCTTTGGATCTTCTGCCGATGCTCTTCGGATTTCAAATCCAAAAAGTTTCAGAGTCCTATCTTCCGCCATTCACTGTTCTCCTAATAAAGTAGAGGTAAATAATCTTACCTCTACTTATTTATTCTAATTTTAAGTAGTTGTATTTGCGTTTACAGCGTCGTGATACTGATATGCAAAACTAACTGTGAATCTTTCAATCTCGTCAGATGATCCATAGCTCACATCGATTGGAGATAGCTCTGTTGGAAATGCTCCTCGTAATACATATCCTTTTAGAACTTCGCCGTCTCGATCTAACTGTTCAACTTTAAGATCTGATTCGTATGATCCAGGCTGAGATAAACCAGTGTTTTGTGAATGCGCATTAATACCATTCATCCATCTTTCCATTGCGTTTCTTACATCAAAGTCAGTGTCATTTATAATGGTTACTGACCAATCTGCAAAAGTACGATCTCCAGCAATTTTTAATTGTCTTCCTCTAAAAGGTATTACAATTAAGCCAAATGTTGAACCTGGTAAACTTGTAGATTCACATAAGAAAGATGTTAGTTCTGGGTCACCGCCAGCGTAGGCTGGGAAGTTTATGGTCGCTTTAAATAAATTCGGTCTAGCGCCACCACCTCTCAGCTTGGACTTAAAATCATCAACTCCTAATACTGCCATTTTATTTCTCCTTAAGCGCTATTATACGGTACCAACAACTTCTTCAAACTCAACTCCAGTTCTAACTGCCACAAAGTTAAGAGTGACGTAGTTAATTGAACGAGCCGGCTTGATGAAGATGCTAGCAACAAATTCATTTCTATCGATAACTGCTGCAGTGTTATTGGTTTCGTCTGCTATCACTCTAAAATCAGTAATACCTCTTCGACCTTTAACTTCTCTTAATACTGGCTCTACGATATTGACAAACTCTGCTCTTGTAAATTCATCGTTAAATTCAAAGAGCACTTGCTGTGCAGCTCTTCCAATAGCTCTTTCAAGTACTAAGAATAATCTTCGTACGTTGATTCTATCGAAAGCAGATGGTCTTGCAAGTTTAGTTTTATCTCCGAAAAGAATAACTCCTTGACCTGGTATATTTGCTATTGGATTTACACCAGCTTTATAAAGAGTATCTCTTTGAGATTTGTCAGGGGACCATGAGAGTGAAGTAATTCCGAGATACTGACCTCTTCGAGAACCAGCTGGTGAGAACCATGCTGCTCTGTTAGTGTCAGTAGCTGCCATAATACCTGCTGTAGATGATGCAGCCGGTATTTCAATATATTGATCATTAAATTTATCATAAACTTTTAGATAATTTCCATCAACAAATAAGTAAGATGAATTAGTTAATGCATTTGCTGCTGTGGTTAAATTAGTAGTAATAGTTGCTGCGACTGTCTGACCAACGATGTCAGCTCTAGAAGGTGATGCTACTACTACACAATCTTTTCTAAGACTTGCTGCAGTTGCTACTAAATCATTTGTTACTGTTGTTTGATCTCCAGCTAGAGCCATACCTGGAGCAATTAAGAAATCTATTTCTACAGCATCTTTGTCTTCAAATAAATCATGACCAGTTGCAAATTCACTAGCACCTAATGCACCAGAATTAACACCAAGTGATAATTTATGAGTTTTGTGTGTAGTTCTATAATAGAAGTCTGTTACTGCGGAAGCATTATTACCTGCTCCGTTATTGGTAAAGTCTGAATCCCATCCTACAAAGTGGACATATTCTGATCGATCATTAATTATGTCTTTAAGATAATTAGATGTTCCATCAGTATTTTTTGCATCAAGTGCCTGTGATACAAAGGGATAAGTTTCTAAAACTGTTCCTGGAGTTCCGCTAATAAGTCCATCTGAATCTACAATAGCGACGTGTAATTCATCGCCAGCCTCAGTTCCAGAAGGAGATCTTGCTGCTACATAACTACTTGCAGATGGTGCCGCATCAAAATTGGCTTTATAAGTCCAATTGTCAAAAGCAGAGTCACCATTAAGTCCAGGAGGACACATAGAAATAGCTATTGAATTTCCTATAGCTCCAGGATAACGTGCTACCCAGCATTGGTTATCTGAATCTAGGTTTGCTAATTGTGCATCAAAATTCGCTTTATTCTTAACTGTTACTGCAGAAGGAGTAGTTGCTGCTGTTTGTCCTGTAGAAGACACAGAATTTTTTGCAGCACTAGTTATCCCTCTAACAACTTGAAGAGAACTAGAATAACGGAGATAATATGATGCAGAGTGAAAATCTACTGCATTCGTTGTGTCTGGTGAGGCAAAAGTATCAACTAAAGATGCTTCATTAGCAATTTTAGTTCTTTGCTCTACTGGACCCCAACGAAAGTTACCAACGATCGCGCCTGTAGTTGACTGGACATTTGGCACTCCGCCAGTCAGGTCTACTTCTTTAACGACAACCGCAGGAGATTCGGAAGGTGTGAAAAGTGCCATATTTTTTCCTTTTTATCGGTTACTAATTATAAGTTTTCATTATACGGTTGTGTGTTCAATACTATTATTTATATATTTCTTAATTTATAAAGATGGGTCATATTCTACAGACCAAGGGATACGTTCTTCGTCTCTTTTAATTTTTTCTATAGCTTCACTTCCATCATCTATAAATCCAAATGGTACAATGTCTTCTTCTATTGCTTTCATTTTGTTTTCAAATAATAATTGTTTTATATTAATATCTGTCATATCTCCAAAATATTGAGTAGATGTAAAATAACCAAACATTACTAAATTCATCATTAAATCATCATGATTACCGTCAGAAGCTTCATATGATTGGCCTTTAGCAACAAAAGTTGAAATTTCTAATATTGTATTTTCATCATGAATAGCTATTTTATTATTTTCTAATATATCTTTAATAGCTGAACAACCTAGTCTTTTTGTTTTTCTAGTTATTTCTATTCCAATAGCATTAGCTTTTATAGCAGATTCAACATGAACATTTTCGTATTCTAAATCATGATATAAACCATTACATACTACGGTACCTTGATCATTAGATTCTATTACTACATAAGCGTTATTGTAGGATTTTGCAAATTTATATATAATATTAGGGAAGAGTAAAGGAGAGATAGTATTGTTGCGATATACAGCTACCTGTTCGAATGGTCTCGTGCTAATATCGATTAAAGTAAAAGTAGAATAATCCTGGCCTCTTCCTTTACTAACATCCACAGTCATTATATACTCATGACTTCTTACAGGTTCTTTATATACTAATAAACTTCCTCCTTCTAAAGACCTTTTGTAAGGCCTAGCTTTAAGATTTAATAATGTTGTAGCATTAATTAAAGTATCACCAGTTCCAAAAAAAGTATTGCCAAATTCTTGATCAAATTGTAATTGAGAAGTATTTGTTATTGTTGTTTGTTTCCATTTTTCGTCTCGACCTGGTACGTCCCACCAGTCGACCCTAAATGGTTTATACTCGTTGACTCCTTGCGTAGCACCTTCCCAAATCTTATAAAAAGTGTTACCAATACCGTTAGCAGTTGATGTAATGATGACTTTAGTTTCTTTACCGGACGAAACAACAGGATAAGTTGATGCATAAAATTCACTAGCTCTTTCTACGAATGCGAACTCATCAAGATAAAGTAAACTAACAGAGAGACCACGGATACTAGACCCAGAAGTAGCAGCGGTAATAATACGAGAATTGTTACTAAACTCAATAGACCTTTTATTAAGAGCTTTGCTGCCTGGCTGCAAAAAGAACGGAATGTTTTCCAGCATAAGAGTGATTCTTGATAACATTTCTCTTGCTGTTGCATCTTTATTTGCAAGGATTGCAATCGTTTTTTCCGAATTAAAAAGGGAAAACCAGAGTAAATACGCGCATGCTGATATTGATTTTCCTGATTGTCTACACGCCAATACGACATTAAATCTATTCTCATTAAACTGTTTAAACATTTCCCTTTGATACGGATATAAGTCAAAAGGTACTAATCCATCATCTAAAGAAATAACCTTACAATACTTTTGAGCGAAATGAATAGGATCTGTCATACACTTCGCATATTCTTTTACGAGATCAGATGTCCATTCTTGAACTACACCATCTCGTTTAACATTTGGATTTCCTAAATAGTTTTCATTCTGATTTAGGTGTAACATCTACTATATCACTTTCATCTTTCAAAAGTTTTTGTAAATCAGTGGTGGATCCTAAAAAAACATTATTAGTTGTATGAGCTATTTGTTTTTGCTCTTCAGCATTAATATCTTTATTTTTTTTATTTAAATCCATCAATCGATCGTTAACATCGGAAAGATTTTTGATCATACCAGACAATACTTCAAACGCCCGAGGATGTTCAGATTCTCGAGCTACTTCCATCATTGTTTCTAGACTTTGTTTTCCTTTTTCAAGGAGTTCATAATAAGTATCTCTAGAATATTCATAGTCATTTTTTACATTATTCTGAGTCATCTATTGTAACAATTCCTTTTTCTAAAAGGATTTTACGATTATTTAAGTGCTCGACCTCAACCTCATCTTTGTTTTGGCCATGATAAGCTACTGCATGATTCTCTTTAATAAGAATATCGCAACAACCCATTACTCTGTCTTCATCACCATAATAAACGTGAAAATCTCCTAAAATTCTTCCGAATTTCCCTTTAGCATCTTCTCCATCTTTATCAATTTCTGTTTTTAAAACTTGAATAGAACCTATAGGTAATAATTCTTTAAGTCTTTCCTTACTTGCTAGTCCAAATGCTTTTTCTGTTAAATCTCTAGTTCTACTTTCAGGAGTATCTATACCCATCATTCGAACTCTTTCTCGATGCATCCACATTCCAAATCCTAAATCAATATCGACATCTACTGTGTCTCCATCGACTACTCTTAATATTTTAGCTTTATATTCATACATTATTTGACTCCATTAAGTTGAACTATCCGATATTAATTTTATTGCTGTTGTAAATCCAAAATCGCTATCGGCAGTTCCAAAACTAGCTAAAGGATTAGGTGTAACTGTTATTCTTTCTATTTGAACATCTGAATCTGATATATGTCCTGCTTTCATATCAAATACACTTGCAATAGATTTTCTAACAATAGACTTATCAGCTATAGGTCCATAATAAGAAAGTTTCATTTCAAATTCTAAAGAATATATTATAGTTCTTCTTTGCTCTAGAGCTCCTTCAAAATCGTCTTGAAACGATACTCCTTGAATTATAACAGGAATATCTTCTAAAAACGTAGCATACTCAGAAGCAAAAGGTTTAATTGTTATAGTATATTGAGGATTAAAAGTAGGCAGTATTTGTTCTACTAGTTGCAAAGCATCATCTTGATTTCTAGCGTATATATTTAATTGAAAATTAATGTTATAAGGAACCGGAGTTTTAAATTGTTGTCTTTTAGTATTACCGGTTGTTGATATAGTATTAAAATTGCTAGTTTTAGTTAATTGTCTAGTAATGTCATAAGCAATAGAAGTAATTTCAAAAGACATTCTAGGTAATTTTATTGCTACTTGAGTATTAGTATCTAAATCAGGATTCTCTCTAATTCTTTCTAAATATTTAGATTTTGGTGCGTAAGATAAAGGAACTTTAACTTGACTTATTACAGCACCAGCAGAATTTTTTCTAATAACATAAAGTTTATTAAATAGAGCCCCGAATAGAGATACTGCCTTACGAGTTTTCTGATGATAAAAATGAGTGCCAAACATTACTGAGGATCTCCAAATGGATTGCTTTCGCTAAAGTCTAAAAATGAAGCAGCATCAGTTTGGAAATCTGTATTTTGTTCGTTAGAAGAAATCTGATTATCTTCAACAACTGCAGATACGCTAAAGTCTGAATCTCCAATTGTAACATCCGTACCTGAAACAAAAGTGTGGAACTTACCATCACTGGCTCCAACATGAATAAGATGTAATTTATCATCAGAGTCTGAGTAACCAGCTATTTCTCCGCTCATTGTTAGACTCAAATCTGAATCTAAAGTTTGAGTAGCAGTCTTACCTATTAAATCAGTTTGAAGTATAACATCTCTTCCTAAAGTAAGAATATACTTATAAGCATATTCTCTTTCTAGTTTATCAATTATATCTACTCCAGTATCTAAATCATCGTCATTATATTCGAATAGCTGAGCTCTTAATTTATATACAGGTAAATTACTTAATTGATAAAATGGTTGTTCATGTTCAACATGAGTTATTTCAAACATTTTATTAGTAAGAGGAAGAAATATAACATCTCCTTCTTTAGGCCTTACTGAATTAATTTCATTGTCAGCTCTACCAACAGTTTGAGTCCATCTTCTCCTTGAAACAACAAACGTTGCTTCGTCTCTAATTTCAACTCCAAACCTAGTAAATAAATCTCCTTCTCCGTCAAAACCTTCAACGTTTTCAATATACATTTCTATTTTATACGAAGAATTAAATCTGGCAACTACATCAGCTCCAAATATTTTATCTTCATTTACTATGTCTCTTGGGAGGTAATAAATATCTTGCCCATAGATCTTTAATGATTCTATGACTATGTCATCGTATAAATTTTGTTCTGATTTTACTTTATCAGAAAAGTAAACATTTCTCATATTATCCTACAAAGAAGTCTGGCGGCATTTCGTGTTCTAGTCTAATTCGTTCTCTTAACGCATCTATTTCACCTTTAGCATCATCATAAATTTGTCTTCCATTTAAAACAACTCCTCCTGGAAGTTGCATATTATCGAACTTAATTAAATTTTGTCCCCATTGCTCTTTAATCAAAGCAGTAGTATATTCTTTTAACCACATATCGTTATAAATTGCTGTATGAGTATTAGGATCTACTATAGTATAAACTTCTGCTACTAAATATTCATCAGCCAAAACATCTTTGTCTTCAAAATCTCCAAATAGATATAATCTATTCATTTTCCTTTGAAATTGAATTTGAGGAGTTCCACTTAGACGCATGTCTAGCAGTCCTAAGTATTGTTGTAACTGTTCATAATAACCTAGATCACCGGCAAAATTTACGAGATCCGGAACATTTTTTAACATCATCTGATATTTAAAACTAAAAAAGTTTCTAGAAATACTATCATTACTAGCTAGCGAAAACATTTTTGAAACAAAAATGATATCACTACTAATAGGAATATAACCATTAGTTATATCAGAAGAAGTAACCTGATGTTTGAGATAGTGTCTTAAAGTAGCATCAGAATTATATTCTTGATAATACTGAATAGCTTCATCTACTCTATCTTCAATTTGTTCCGGATCCACATTTATCTCAATGACCGGATCCCCTAGTCGTCTTTTGCAATAATCGATTAATGTAGTACGTGAAGTTGGATTAGCCATAGAGATCTCCGTATAAAATATCTATGTCTATTTATATGGTTTTTAATTTTTAAGTGACTTTAGGTGTAACTTCTATTCGACCTTCTAATATTCTTTCTATAGTAGTTGGTCCTCCAGCACTATCTAAAGGAAATGTTAATTTTACGTCATAAACATATCTTCCTCTAGGAATATCGGCAGTAGTAGAATTGCTCATAGCCAATTCAACAATTCCTGCGGTTGCTGCGCCTTTAACACTGGCAACAAATGCAAAAGAACTACTATCACTATCACCGGTAGCATAACTAGCTTTCATTCTAGCCGATGGAGTATTATTAGTTAAATTTTTTGTAGCTCCATTCTCATCTTCTAAATGAAGTTCAATTTTAACATCGCTACCCTGTGCAATAGTCAATTCTTCGTATTGTGCGCCCATTTAAATCTCCTAATTATATCTCTATTTATACTTTTTTTTCTTAAATTTTACACCGTATATATCATAAGAATCAAATGCCCATAATTTTTCATGACACCAAAAGCATTTTTTACAAGGAGTTTTATATCTATCAACACATGATGCAGTATGAGGAAATAAATTAAATATTAAATCTTCGTCTTCATAAATTTGTGCTAAATCTTTTTTATTTTTATTAATTAAAGGAGTCCATATAGTTAAAGTTTTATCTTTTATTATTTCAGGTTTTTTTATTTCTGGATTTCTATCTTCATCAGAAATTCTGGCAAAAGCTTCATAAAAACCTTCAATTTTTTTCATTTCTTCTGTAGGAGGCGAAGCACTTAAAGCATTACAAA